GCCCGGCTGCATCGCCGTGATGGCCCGGGCGACCTGCGCCACCGTGACGTTGCCCGCGCTGCCCTCGGCGAGCCGCAGCTTCCACCCGGACGGCTTGTCCCCGTCGGGCACGACCGCGTAGTCCGCCGCAGGGTATTCGACGCCCCCCTCCGTCTTGGTCTCGGCCTTATCCCCCACCTGGGCCTCACGCTCCCCCACGATGATCACCTCGAGCGGCTCCGGGTCACCAAAGGGATTAACACGCTCCCGCCACAGGTTCGAGATCCCGTTGGGCACGATCGGGTCCGGGTAGTTGGTGACAATCGCGCACGCAGCGGGGTTGATGAACCACTGGCAGTTCGAGCACGCCTTGGCCGCCGTGCCCCCCGTGGGGTCGTACTCGGCCGACTTCTGGTTGATCTGGCGGCCCATATATTCGTAGAGGTCGGGCATGTCGCCCATGTTCTTGGCAGTGTCCTTGACCACGTTGGCCTCCTTGATGGCCGCATTGGCGACAGCGAACGCAGTGGACTCGCACGACTCGGTGGTGCCGCCGTCCGAGCGACAGTCCCTGAAGCGTCCGTTCCACGCCCCCACCCATTGGCGGCGCTTCTCCAGTGATAGCCCGCTGACGTTACTGGGTAAGTCGGGGTCAGATGCGCCCGTGAATGGCATCGCAGACTCCTAGTATACTAGCGGCAGACCTGAGTGATTTACTGCCTTCCGACGTGGGCCATCCGTCCAAGTTGTGCGTATTGGCTCAGGTCTCATCCTTTTCCCTGAGACTACCGCGCAAACTTCCGGACCGTAGTCCGCACCCGCCGGTCCAGGTCATTTTGCATCTGTTGCCGAAGCCCGTCAACCCCACGCCATCCCGCAGTCTGGAATATCTTGACCTGAGGCGACCCCTGGACGGGCCGGTTGTAGGGCGCGATGTTCGGGTTGCTGCCCACAATGCCCACGATCTGGTTGGGCCTCCTCTGGACCGTGTGGGACCAGGACCGCTTGAGCGTGCCGGTGCGGACGTAACCGGTCGCGGTCAGGGTCTGGGGCGGGTAGGTGGCGATCCACCGCTGGCCGTTGGCCGCCACGGTGCGCACGTCGTTGGTCAGATCGCCCACCAGGCCGGCGGTGTCCTTGACGGCGCGGCGAGGGCGGATAAGGCGGATGCGGATGGCGACCATGATGCCTATTGCATGGCAAGCTGATAGATCAGAGCGGTGGTGATGTCGGAGTGCCAGAGTGTCCGCCCGTCAAAGGCCATTGCCGCCGGTGCAGCACCTGGGGTAGCGGCTGACCGGAGGATGGTGCCGTCACGAGGATCAAGCTGGTAGATCAGGTCGTCGACGGTATCAACGACCCAGAGCGTGCGCCCGTCCGAGGTTATCCCTCTAATCGAAGGACCTGGCGAAGGAAAAGACCGGAGCACGGTCCCGTTGCGAGGGTCCAATTGGTAGATCAGGTCGGTGCCTAAGCCAGAGTGCCAGAGTGTCCGCCCAACAAAGGCCAGGTCGCGAGGATTGTCGTCTGGCGAAGGAAAAGACCGGAGCACGGTCCCGTTGCGAGGGTCCAATTGGTAGATCAGGTCGGTGCCGTTATCACAGTGCCAGAGTGTGCGCCCGTCCGAAGCTAACCCTAAGGCCGCGAAACCCGGCGACGCAAAGGACCGGAGGATGGTGCCGTCACGAGGATCAAGCTGATAGATCAGGTCGGTGGAAGAGTCGGAGTGCCAGAGTGTCCGCCCGTCAAAGGTTAAGCATTGAGGGGCGACAGATGGACTCGCAAACGACCTTAAAATATCACCGAGTGCCATCGTTAGACCTTTAAGAGGCTATGTGGTCTTCATCGACCAAGCGTATCGCCGCCAGGCCCTACAGGCAGTCGAGCGCATCGACACCCAATGTGTGTCCCGGTCACTGGGCGCGGCCCTGCATTGATCGGGAACCGCTGGCCATCCAGGGGGCGGCAGATGTCCTCGACCCGCGTGTCCCTAACGGTCTGCCACTCCTCCTCGTTGATGCCGCCGGACACGTGGGCCAGGAGGTTGCCCTCGTCGAATATCTTCGTCGTCTCATTGACTGCGATCAGCCGCGCCCGGCTGCGCCCGAACGTGGGCTCGATCGACTTGACCAGGTCGGGGAAGCCGCGGGTGCCCAGCCCGGTCTCCTGCCACGTCGTGATGGCGTTGCGGAGCTGTGCCTGGCTCGTCCCCTCTATGCTGGCCCACCACTCGTTCGTGTAGGTGCGGCTGAAGTCCAGCACCTGCGCGTTGATGAGCTCCAGGTCCACCCCGACCCCGACCGCGATGTTGGCGTCGATGGCCTCCAGGGCGCCGCGCCGCGCGAAGGGCAGCATAGTGGCGGTCGCGTCGTCGCCGAATTCCCGCCAGAAGGCCTCATCGCCGATGATGTCGTCCGGGGTCTGCTTCCGGCCCGTTAGGATGCCGGCGGTAAACCGGCGTTTGGCCGCCTCTACGCCACCGAGGCCCATCACGGTCCGCGCCCGCCGCATCGCACGACCCAGTACGTCATCCATGGCCTCTGCGATCTCTTCCTCCAGGGACAGCCGCTCGGCCTCGGCGAAGTCGGCGCGCTCGTCGGTTCCAGCCTGGGCATACCGCTTGCGCGGCTTCTTGCGGTTGCGCCGGCGCCGCATCCGGTGCGACTCCTTGAGCTGCCTCATCGCCTTGTTCTCGACCGGCTCCACATCGATGGCCGTGACGTCAGTCGTGATGTCCCCCTCCTCCGACAGGCGGTCGAACGTCTCCTCCGAGATGGTGCCGTTGTCCAGCAGTATCTGACGGCCCGCCTGTGAATCGAGGACCCCGGTGTCGACGTACGCTTTGATGGAGTCGGACTGAATCTTCTCCAGCTCGGCCTCCTCCAGATCCGCCTCAACGTCCTGCTCGTCATAGCTGAACGTGACGTTCTGCGGTATGAGGCCGTGGAAGTTGAACGTGTACTCCAGCAGCTTCATCCAGAAGCCCGGCCCCTTGCCGCGCGATTTCATGTGGAGGACGAGGGCTTCGGTCGATGACCCAATGCCGCGGCCCGGAAGGGGAGCGAAGTCCTGGTAGTCGACCCCGAACCCGAGGGCGAGCTGGTTGATGTACCACCGCATAACGTCGTCGAGGTCGAACCCATCGGGGACCGTCTTGAGGTCGATGGTCTCCTTGCTGACTGTGGCGGACGGGTCGATGCTGCCCAGTACGAGCGGGATGACGAAGCGCATCATCCCCTTGGCGGCCTGGGCGTCCTTGTGGGTCTGCATCGCGTCGCTGATCTGCTTAGACGGCACCCCGCTCACTAGGTGGATGACGTTCGGGTTGTTGCCCCCGATCTTCTCCCGCTGGTACACGCCGATGTCGCGTAGGACCTGGGCGGCCCGGAGGACGCGGGAAACCGCGCATAGCTGCATCCCCCGCATGGTCTCCACCGGCGAGGGCAACTCCGCGACCGGAACGACCTGGTGGCGCTTGAGGCGATGGTAGACGCCCTTCACGTCCTGGTAGATGACCGGGGTCTCGGCGTTGCCGGTCCGCAGACACCGGCTCGCGTCCAGGTGGGCGATGCCCAGCACGGGCGCATCGGGGGCGTCCCGCTCCCGGATCACCTCGATGAAGCCGCCGTTGTCCTGGGTCATCACGTCCACGGACAACTTGGTCGTGAAGGACTGCCAGCCCGCCCCCAAATCGGCCATGGCCAGCATGTCCTGGATGGCCTCAACGGTGCGCTCGGGCCCCTCCAGGGTCCAGGAGAAGGCGGCGTTGCGGATGCTGAGCGAGTAAACGGCGGACGCCAGGATGGGCTCGGTGGGCCAGAAGTCCCGGAGCTGCCTGTCCCGCTTGACCGGGTTGCGTCCCCACGGCTCGATGTCATCGGCCACACTGGCCAGACCGAGGACGAGGGCGTCCAGGGTGATGCCGCGGTCACCCTCGTTGGGCTCAGGCTGGACCTGGATGGTCCGTCGGAGCGCCTGATCTTGCTGGAGCACCACGGGCGACTACCTCCAGAAGCGGACTAGGGCGCTGAACGTGAACGTATCGGTGCCGTCCGTGCCGGTCGCGACGACCCTGAGCCGGAACAGGTCGCCCACTACGAGACCGGTGAAGGTCTCCCGGACCGTGGTGGCAACGGATAGGTCGCTGTAGACCAGGGAGGCGAACAGA